TCAGGTCTTACTGTTGGTAAGGGTAGCGGTAGTATAAATACAAATACAGCGTTGGGTTCTGCTGCATTGGGAGCTAATAGTGCAGGTGTAACAGGAACTTCAAATACAGCAGTTGGTGCTAATGCACTTTGGAACATAACAAGCGGAACAGATAATACTAGTATTGGTAAATATTCTGGAATTGGTCTTACTACAGGAAGTTCAAATAGCTCATTAGGCAGCAGCTCTTTGTATTCAAATACTACTGGCGGTTCAAATGTAGGTATTGGTGCATCAGCCCTTTATTCAAACACCACCGCATCTAACAACACCGCAGTAGGTTATCAAGCTGGGTATAGTGGAACAACCGCATTAAATGGAACATATTTAGGTTTTCAAGCTGGATATACAAATAGTACTGCTTCTTCAAATGTGTTTGTTGGGGGACAAGCTGGGTATACTTCTAACGGTTCTTATAATACTATTGTAGGTCAAGCAGCTGGGTATTCTTTAACGACTGGGACAAGTAATACATTTGTTGGTGCTAGTGGTGGTGCAAACGCTCCATGTGGATACTATGTAACAACAGGTTCTAACAACACTATTCTCGGTGCATTTTCAGGCAACCAAGGCGGTCTAGACATCCGTACAGCAAGTAACTACATTGTGTTATCTGATGGTTCTGGTAATCCTAGAGGATTTTTTAATAGTAGTGGTCAATTTTTTGTAGGAACTACAACACAACTTGTAAGTGCGGTTAGATTTGCAAATTTTTCTTCGCCAGCTTCTACTGATGCAGTTTGTGCTTCATTTAGAAATAACCCAGTAACTTCAGGAACTTACAATGTTTTGGATGTATGGGCACAAGAAACTGCAGGTAATTCAATATTTATTAACTTTTTTACAGAAACATCAGCAACTGTAAAAGGTGCTATTTCCTATAATAGAACGGCTAATTTAACTGCATATGGAACAACATCTGACAAAAGACTTAAAGAAAATATTGTTGATGCACCTTCAGCATTAGCAAAAATTAATTCTGTAAAAATTCGAAGTTTTGATTGGAAAGAAACTGACAGTCATTCAGATTTTGGAGTAATTGCACAAGAACTAATTGATGTTGCGCCTGAGTGTGTAGTACAGGGTGACAACGAACAAGAAATTAAAAAAACTTGGCAAGTAGATACTTCAGCTTTAGTACCAGCAATGATTAAAGCAATCCAAGAACTCAACGCAACAGTAGTATCCCTACAAGCACAAGTAACCGCACTCACAAAGGCATAATATGTTAGAACTAACACCTGAACAAGAAGTACAACGCAGTTATTCCGCAGCACTTGATAGCGTAAACCTACTTAACGCTGGGAAACCAACTGACATGGAAGAAACTGAGTGGCTTGATACAGTTAAGCGTAATGTAGCTCACTTGGAAATTCAAATTGCTAAAGGTGCAGAGTTTTATGGCGAGCATGATTTAACGCCATTTGAAAACGCTATTAAGTAATTAGGGCAAACCAGCAGCCCACCTTGCTGGCAAATTTTTTAGGACTTAAAAAATGGACAAACTTACTCTATCAACCGACTTAGTAAACGGTATTCTTCAATACCTCGGCTCACGCCCATTTGTAGAAGTTGCTGCATTGATTAACGGTATTCAAACCCAAGCTGCTGCTCAAGGTGCAACACCTGCCGCTCCAGCTGAACCAACTCCAGAAACCCCAGCTGCATAAGGAAACATTATGAACTTCTTGAACGAACTCGAAACACATTTAAGCTCTTTTGAGAGCAAAGCTAAAGCAGACATCGCATTGTTCATCGCATTTGTCAAAAGCAAATATAGCGAGCCTACAGCGGCTGTTGTGCCTCCTCCTGCTCCAATCGCTCCTAATGGTGAATTGACAATCGGTCAAGAAGTTCCAGCCGTTGCAGAAGTTACTCCAGTTGAAGCAGAAGTAGCACCAGAAGTTGAAGAGCCAGCTCCAGTAGAAGCCGTAGAAGAAGCACCTGCAGAAACTGAAGAGCCAGCAAAAGCAGAGTAACAAATGGAATCCCAGACACTTATAAATTACTCCGTTCTATTATGCGGAGCGCTAGGCGGTTGGATTTTAAAAGTGCTCTGGGATTCCATTCGTGAATTAAAAATTGCTGATTCTGCCTTAATTGATAAAGTCGCTAAAATTGAAGTAATGGTCGCGGGTAGCTACGTAACTCGAGAAGAGTTTCAAAGAACAATCTCTAGTCTGTTTTTAAAATTAGACCGTATTGAAGATAAAATTGACAATAAGGCTGATAAATGAATGATTTCTTTAAGCACTTATTGACAGGGAAAGATAATGCCACTTATGATATTGGTCGGGTTACTTGGCTTTTTGGTATTCTTGCCGTCATTGCTTTGGCTTTTTATCAAGTATTTCACACTGCTGTAAGTCTTAGAGAATTAGCTGAATCATTAGGTATCATCTCGGGTGCTGGCGGAGCAAGTGTAATGATGAAAAAAGATGCGGAGCCTCAATAATGTTTCCTCTCTCGATTGTTACCTATGTCAAAATTGTCGTGGTTAGTTTACTTCTATGCGGGTGTGCTTATGGTTATATTGAGCATTCTCGTTTTGAGGAGTATAAGTCAGAGATTAAAGCAATTGCAGAAAAACAAATCGCGCAGAATGAATCAAAAGTTAAAGAACAAGCGCTAATCAATAAAGGAATATCAAATGCATACGAGGCTAAGTTATCTGCTATTCACACTTATTATGACGGGATGCGCAACTCCAGTGGCAGTCCAATGTCCAGCCTTTCCCTCTCCTCCAGCGGAACTAATGTTAGCTCCTCCGACCTTAAACTTGATTGCGCCATTACCACGCAGCAAGTAGTAAGCCTGCAAGATTGGATTAAGGAACAGTCAGGTCTATGATTCAAAACTTTGAAAAGTCTTTAGACATGCTGCTTGAATCTGAGGGTGGATTTGTAAACAACCCAAAAGATCCAGGTGGAATGACTAACCTCGGAGTCACTGCCGCTACTTGGGCACAGTTCAAAGGGCGTGCTACAAGCGAAAAAGAAATGCGTAATCTTGACAAAGATGACGTAGCTCCGTTGTATGAGAAGAAATACTGGGACGCATGCAAGTGTGACGACCTACCTTCAGGCATCGATTACCTCATGTTTGATTTTGCGGTAAACGCTGGTCCTGGCAGGGCGATAAAGACGCTCCAAAAGGCTATCGGCGTACCTGAGGACGGTGCAATTGGTCCAGTCACACTTCAGAATATTGAAGTCATGGACAAAAATGATTTAATCACTCGATTCTCAAAAGCTAAAAAAGAGTTCTATGAATCATTACCAACCTTCCCTACGTTCGGTAAAGGTTGGCTCGCCCGCATTGACACTGTACGCGGTAATGCTAGTCGGTTATTAGGATAATATATGAGCACTCCAGCCTACGCAATGACGTATGACAATTTGACCTCTAACGTACTTCAGTACTTAGAGCGTAAAGATGCATCCGTTGTTGAGCAGATTCCTAACTTCATCATGCTCGCTGAATTTGAAATCGCGGAGATGATGAAGTCATTAGGACAGCAACAAGTTGCCGAATCCGTTATGATGGCTGGAAATCCTGTTATCCCGAAGCCTGCAAGATGGCGCAAAACAACTTCATTCAACATTACCGTAAATGGTAAGAAGCAGCCTGTTTTCCTGCGTAAGTATGAATACCTAATTAACTATGCTCCGAGCAGTACTAGCGAGAGCACTCCACTTTATTACGCTGATTATGATTATGACAATTGGCTGGTAGCACCCACCCCAGATCAAAATTATGCTTTTGAGGTATTGTATTATGAACGAATTCAACCGTTATCTTCAGAAAATCAAACAAATTGGCTTACACGCAATGCACCTAATGCTATGCTTTATGGAACACTGCTTCAGGCTATGCCGTTTCTTAAGAACGATCAGCGTGTAATCTTTCAACAAAAGTACACCGAAGCAATCACTGCATTGACCAATGAAGATAAATTACGTATCGCCGATAGACAAGCTATTGCTCAGGACTCTTAATCATGGAATACACCTCACCTTTTACAGGCGCGACAATCTCCCCTTCTCAAGTCGGGTACATTGACCTTACCATTTCTGCCAATACGTATTTAGAATGGCCAATCAACGGTAATGACACTGTTGACGTAGCTGCGAATATTATTGAAGTAACTGCGGCTACTGTCGGCTTAGACTTGATTATGCCACCTGCGGCGCAAGTCTCAGTAGGTCAAGCGGTAATCATTCGTAACATTGGTTCAAACCCTTTTACTGTTACTGACAATGGCGGTGATACACTGCTTTCAGTAAACTCTGGAGTAGCTTTTTACCTTTATTTGACTGACAATTCAACTATTAACGGAACTTGGTCTAACGTCACATTCGGCGCGGGAACTTCAGCTGCCGATGCCGCTACCCTCGCGGGTTACGGTTTGACCGCGATTGGTCCTACTTTGAATCAGTCTTACTCAGTTACTAATTACTACGCTAGTTCAGCTTTAACTGCTACGGCTCGTGCCCAATTTGCAGTATGGCAAGGTGGTGCGGGAACTTTAACTCTACCTTCTGCCTCAAGCGTAGGTGCGAATTGGTTCTGCATGTTCCGTAACAACGGTTCAGGTATCCTTACCATTGCCCCAGTCGGTTCTGACACTATTGACGGTAACGTGAGCGACCAATTACAAATTACTGAGTCTTTTGTAGTAGTTTCTAACGGTAGCGGATGGAATACATTTGGATACGGTCAGGCTACTCAATTTGCTTTTACTCAATTATCCGTTGTGGTCACTGGTGGAACTTTAACCGAGACTGCCTCTCAAGCATCTAACCTCATTCAAGAGTTCACTGGCACTTTAACTTCAAATCAAATCATCATTGTTCCCCCTACGGTTCAACTGTATACTGTAACTAATAACACTTTAGGTTCATTTAGTTTTACAGTTAAGACTTCAGCCATAGGTGCAGCGGTCGTAAATGTGCCTCAAGGGACGTCATTGCTTTTAATTTGTGACGGAACCAATGTATATAACGCTGCCTCTGGTTCATCTAGTTCTATTACGTCATTAACTCTCGGTAATGGGTCTCTTTCTACTCCATCTCTCAAGTTCACTGGCGATGCTAATACTGGTTTATATTTACCCGCGTCTAGTAACCTCAGTGTTGTGGTTGCCAATGCGCTCGCTGCTACTTTTAGTTCAACAGGTTTAGCTGTACCTAACGGAATTGGTGGAGGTAGCTTTTGACCACTGACGTATATAACCTATCGGTAGCTCCTGGGATTCAAAGAGACGGAACTCTCTTTGATGCTCCCTGCTACGTTGATGGCGTATGGGTGCGCTTTCAGCGCGGTCGCCCTCGTAAGATCTGGGGTTACAAAGGTATATTTCTGAATGCTCCTGGTGTCACTCGTGGGATGATTATGCAATCACAAAACGGAGAAAACTACGTTTATGGCGGATATTCTGATTCACTGCAGTATTGGCAGACTGACAATGATGACGGAGTAGGTTCAGGACCTTATCCAATTGGTTTCTACGGTTCAATTGCAACTTCCACAATAGCCAATCAAGGTAGTGCCTACACTAATGGCACTTACACCAATGTGGCTTTAACTGGCGGTTCAGGCACAGGAGCTCTTGCTAATATCACTGTTTCAAGTAATAAAGTAACTTCGGTCACAATCGCCTATGCGGGATCTGGTTATTTGTCTACTGACATATTGAGCGCGGCTCCTTCATCAATCGGAGGAACAGGTTCAGGATTTCAACTCGGTATTACCGTATTGAGCGCATTTACCGCGAATAGCAATAATCTTTGGCAATTTGATATTTCTTATGATTCAAGCGGCTCTGGTGAATTGACAATCATTGCTCATCCAGGACAAAACTTAGAAGATATTGACAGCACTGTAAATACCCCTGTTTTATACGGAACATTTCCTGGCGGTTCAATGTCTAAAGTGGGTGTGTTTACCGCTACGGGAACTGCCACTGGAACTACTATTTCCATACCTAGTGAAAATTTTCTAATCGCAGTCGGTCAAACAGTAACTGGGCTCGGAATAGCTGCTAATACAGTCGTAACTGCGGTTGTCGTTACTAGTTCCCCTACCCCATTAACCACTGTAACAATTAATAATGCGGTTACTGGCAGTCCAACCTCATTTACGTTTGATAATAATGTTGCTGTTTCAGGCGGATGCGTAATGCTTTACCCTTACCTGTTTGTTTATGGTAATAATGGTTTACTTAAAAACAATTCAGCGGGAGACCTGCAAAACTGGGTGGGAGCAGATTCAAACGAGAATAACGTAGCAGC